GAAAAGCCAGGCGACTGACCTTAAATAAGAACACCAGACAAGCTGGTCTTAAAATTTAAAGATCACCTCGTTTTGTTCGCCCTGGTACGGCGTTGACGACATTTCATCAAACATTTGTTCGACTTCATAATTCACGACATCACCGTCAACGTGATGCCACAAGTTGTATTGTTCACTAAATATCTCTAACATTTTAGCTTTTTGTTCTAAGAACATTAAGTCAAAATGATGATTAAAAATGTCCCAATTACTACTTGGATAACAAGCCATTTCTCTGGTCGCTTGTTCAATAACCATTTTCTCCCATTCTGGACTGTTAGAATCTGTAAATGAAAGCATACGACCTATTGAATCATAGTCGAGCTTTCCAACCAAACAATTAACATGTTCATTCCAAGTGGGAGTTCGCTTCAGGAAGACAACATCTGTTACTTTCTTTAGTACAATTTGAGATTCTGTTTTCTTCGCTGGCGTGATAGCCATGCAAATCCAATCAGCAAACTTCATAATTAATTGATGATCGTAAAGATGACGCCATAAAGCATGTATGTACTTTAAGTTATCATCCCCATAATTTATCAAAGAGACGACTTTAAAGAACCCAACTTGTTTGGCCCCCTCGCGAACGAAGTTACCATAGATGGGAACTTGATGAACTTTAGTTATCGGATCATAATGGTTAACTTGATATAGATTGAAATAAAATTGTAATATTTCTATAATCAATTCACAAATACAATTCAACCACGCTGTTCCGAAAACTCCACTAGGTAACCCTTTCTCCATAAGAAACACATCATTTCCTATGATAACAACATATTGCTGGAGAGCTTGAAGTATCAACTTAACTCTGTTAAGTTCGATAGGATGATTTTGATAATATGGAGTTTTCTGTATAAGTAAATATAACACATAAACACCAAACTTAAGTAGTAGCAATCTCTTATCATACTTAGCATAATCAGAATCAATCCATCCAACTTCATGTAGAAATTTACCAAGATCAAACTTCTTGTCCATCCCTTCAATACGTCTATACATGGCTTCCAGTCTCTCACCAAACTCACTACCGCAAGCATTCATTCCAATTTGGCCAAATAGAACATCTCTTCTATTCATGAAAATATCCATAAATGGTGCTAAATACATTCGACACAACACCAGAAAATGCATATTTCCTGCAAAGAAAATTCGTTCAAGA